GGCCGCGAGTCTTGAACGGCGTAGCGCCGCTCTGCTCTTGGCTGTCGTTGTCGGATGCGATTGCGCTCTCAATGTCCCTGGCCATTTCGACCAACGAGCGAGAAACGCCACGGGCCATTTCCTTTTTCTTACCAACGCCAGCGACGTTATCGACGTTCTGGGCAAAGTCATCGACCTTGATGGAACGGCGGAACTTCTGGGCGCGGCCGGAAAGGAGGGCGCGGTTAGCGGCCGGATCAGCGAAAGTGCTGACATCGGCATTGGTGAGGACGCCGTCGAACGACGGGTCGTTGTAGCTGTCGGCCTGCCAAGAGAAGACCGAACCATTGGTTAGGTCTGCACCCTTTTTAGCCATGGAGCTAATGGGGGTGTTTTTGGCGTCGACAACGCTAATTACGTCAGCGAGGTCTTCCCTCAGGCCGACGGCGGGATGTACAAGTCCTTGACTCATAGTAGTTTATAGTATTTCTAAGTAGTGATTGCGGGTTTAGAGCAGTCCTTCGGAGACGAATGCCTCAATGGCTTCCATTGACACATCTCCAGACAGGATGCGGTTTTTTGCAGCGGAGCTGCCTTTGGTGGCAGACTTAGACGTGCTGACCGGCTTCACAGCGGATGGGGTTTTAGATTCTGACTTCTTTGACGAAACCTTTTTCTCGGCGGCGGCTTTGGCTTCCTTGGCCTTTTGCGAGGCCATGAGGGCTTGCTCTCCGTAGAGGGCGAGGCCGATCCAGTATTCATGCTGCGGGATGCGCAACAGTTCTGGGGCCGACTTGACCGTAGCCTGGTAGGCTTTATTGAAATCCGTGCCGGATTTGAAGAGGTCGGGGAAGATGTTCTTCGCCGCCTCGACGGCAGGGGCTCTTTGCGAGAGCCACGCCCTGCGCGCTGGCGCATGCACGGTGAGGATGTCATCGGCTTTGATGAGGTAATCTTTCACCTCATCGCCGCTGATAAACTGCTCCGAGCCATCCGGCTTCTTGATCGTGGTGCCGTCGCTATTCTGCAAGGCCCAGCGTCTTACGGCTTGGGCGTTCTGCACACGCTGCTCCAAGACTTCCTCGCCATCAACATCGGCCAACGGATTGTCGGCGGACGGGGAGAGGATGGGGCGGCTGGTCTGGTTGAGCTGGGCTTCTAGATCCGCCTTGGCGGCTTTTAGTTGCTCCAGTTCAGCCGAGACGGCGGTGGCCCTTTCTTCGGACTCACGCTGCTTGGCGACCAACTTGTCGATCCGCTTCTGAACCTTGTCCTTCGGGGCCTCGGCGCTGGCTTCTGTATCGGCCGGCTCGTCCTCCTCGCTGTCCTCGGGTTCAGTGACGGGATCTTCACTCGGATCTTCGGATTTCTCCTCGGAGTCCTCTGTTTCGTCAGTGTTGTCAGAGATCGTTTCCTCAGACTCCGTTTCGTCCTCGGGCTCGGGGGCCGGTGCGGGCGTCATGCCCAGATCGGCCAAAGCCATAGAAACTACATCAACGTCGTCTGCTTTCGCTGCGACCGTGTCGGTCGTCGTGTCTGTCGCCATAAGGAAAAACCCCTCAAGTGGTGCGCCAGCGCATTTTGGGGAACGGCGCGCAGGACCGCTGAACGAGGCATGAAGCCTCACTTCCGCTTACTAATAGCACACAACAGCACACACAGCAAGCGAAATGTTTTACAATGTAAATACATTCGCTATTCGGGAATGCAGAATGACATGTTCTATGTGTCTATGCGCAAATGTTCTGGAGGGACATTTGGCGGGAATGGCGTAATTTTTACGCTGTTTGTGCTGGATAGGAATGAATACAGATCACAACAAGTAGTGCCTTTTTGTGACAGAGTGTTTGGGTTGGCGTCGGCAAATCAACTCGCAGTCGATCTGGGTGTTACAAACCAAACAGCGGATTTGTAACTGCGGTTAGTTCACGCCGGCGTGAAGTCCTAGTGATAGTATCGTTTAACAGGACATGAGCTGTCGCTTTTTGACAGTTCGTGTGCAGTTCGTAAGACGTTACCGGGCGGTAATGTCGCCTATACCCGACATGGTATAAAGCGGCCGAGCGGCGGCTTTTTATACCCGAGCGGGAATCCGTCAGAAATGACGAGTTATCCCAAGTTGTCCACCTTGATTCGCCACAGTTGACGACTTACGACAACTTGCTCGCCTCGGCGCGGCGCTGCTCAAGGTCGTCCCAGAGTTCTTGGAGGGCGTTGAGCTGGCCAGCGGCGTGGGCCAGAAAGCCGGGGTCTTTGGCGGTGGCCATGTTGCTGACCAGCAGCGAGGCGTCGGCAATGCGGTCTTGGATGGCCAGCATAATAGCGAGGACGCCGGCGGGCGCCTGCTCGCGGGAGAAGGCTAGGGCGGCGGACGTGTCGAAATCTTCGGGGTTTTTATACATGTCCATGACGACATGTTTAGGGCGTGTGCTAATTGTGAGGTGCATAGTGTTTGGTTAGCAGTTCAAGTGTGGCTTGAGCTATTGCGCAATTCGCATGAAGTAGAGCAGCTTGTCCGCGCTGATGACGTGGGGAGCACAGTCCATGCAGCACGGCCCGAGCTGGGGGTCGCGGAGCCAGTTGACGGTCAGGGGTTTCTCGCAGACCTGGCATAGCGGGTGGCCGCCGGGCGCGACCTTCCAGTTGTCTGGTGGTGGCGGTTGGCTTCGGGCGAGGGTGGTCATGGCTTTCCCCCGAAGAAGGTGGTGAAGAGATCGGCGCCGGCTTGGGGCATGGCTTGCGATGACTTGTAGCCGGCATTCCAACCAGCTTCGTAGACAGCGTCGAAAAACTTGCGGACGCTGGCCGTGGTGAAATGCGGGTTGTCCAGCAGGCGTGGATTCTTGCGCGTCATCTCGCTCCAGACATATTCTTTCGTGCTCACCACTTAACCTTATCGGCCCAATACGCGGCGCTGCCCTTGCCCTTGGCAATGTTCTTGGCGTGTCTGGCCTTGAATGACTTGTTGCGGGCGCTGCCGGCCGGCGAGCCCTTGACACCTTGCTGGCCGAAGCGGATTAGTTTGCCGCCGACCGGCAGGGCATCGCCGCAGGCTTTGACAACATGGGACTTGGTTGGGTGACTCGGCGTGCGTTTGGGTTTGTTGCACGCCATGGCTGCTTTGTTTGTCTTCATAAATCAGTAGCTCCCGCCTCCGCGCGCCATGAGGATGTCGCCCTCGACGTTGTTGACGCCGGAAAGGCACAAGTATCTCACTAGGTCAGGGAAATCTTTTGAGCTGCCCTTGGCGCCATCTTGACCCGTCCATTCCTTGAGGCAGTAGATGACATTCTTGCACTTCTCGCTGATGTAGAGCTTGGGCTGGTTGAGCGCGCTGATCGGTTTGTCGCGGTCGTAGTGCAGCCAGGAGTTAATCATCTGCACGCCTTCATCAATCGTGTCGCCGGGGGTGGCCGTGAAGTCCATGCCCAGCTCGCTCATCTCCTCGATCAACGTGGTCGGGCGTTCCTTGGCCAAGGTCTGCGCGTTGCCGTAGCGGCTGTCCATCCACCGCTCAAATATCTTCTCGCCGTTCTCCACATTGCGGATCTCTTCGACATAGCGGGAGAGGCCGAAGCCGAAGTCCTTCTGCGCGGGCCCTTGGCGGCCATCGGCTTTCTTGCCGTCCGGTTCGGCCCACATGCCGGGATAGCCGACGCCTTCAACATACTCGTCGGGACAAGGCCACTCGCGGTAGATGAAGCAGCGGTTGGCTGAGTCAAAGATGGCCCAGATCATGGCCCAGTTGCGGCCAGAGCAGGGGTCAACGAACTGGTAGCGGGTGCCGGTGGTCGGAATCCAATCGTGCTTGATGACGTGGATGCGGTCGTTGAAGAGGGGGAAGCGGTTGTTGATTGACCGCGTCGGGACGCCATACGCACGGCAGAGGATCTTCTCCTTGGTCTCGTTGCGTAGCTCGGTCTGCATGCGCTCCCAGCCGGCCCACGGGTTGTCCTTGGTGTGAAAGTAAATGATCGGGCGGTCCTTGCGGCCAAGCTGGACAACCGGCACTTGGTCATAGCCGGTGAGGATCTTCTCGCCCTTGTCGTCCTTGAACTTGGGCAGCAACTCGGCGTCAACCGCTTCCACCGTGCGGGCGCCGGTAAGGTAGTCTTTGACCGTGGGACTGTAGCCCTCGATGGGGGTGAAGGTGACGATGAGGACACCGTTGCGGTCGAGCAGCCGGAAGCGCAGGGTTTCCAGAAAGTCGATGGGCACCAACTCATCGCACCATGCGATGTCAATTTCCCCGCCTTCAATGGTGCTGATGTCCTGAGAGTAATTGCGGAAAACACACTGGCTGCCGTTGGGGGCGACCAGCTTGCTTTCTGTGAAACCGCCTTTAACCGAGAAGGTTATATTGGTCACGGTTCCCTTGCGCGCCGTGCGCCATTCGCTGGGGAGATACTTGAAGAGGCGGGGCTGCTGCATTTCAACGCTGTTGGGCGCGGTCGTTTGGAAGCACCAGGCGATGGACTGCTTCTTCTCCCAAAGCCGGCGGACCACTTCGCTTGCGGCCCATTCCGTTTTGCCCGAGCGGTTGCCGCCCATGACAAGCAGTTCCCGGTGGGTCTCCAAGAGTTCGCTCGCCTTCTTCCAGTTCTTCGGGCGGTAGCCGTATCTAAAAGGATCTACTTTTTCTTTTAGAATTAGTTCTTCCCGCTTCATCATTAGCTCCCATCCCTTTTCTGGTCCCATGGCGAGCAGCGTCTCCTTGGGCGGGAGCTTCATCACCGGATGAGCGGTCGGCGTGAAGCGGCTGGCGGCAGACTTGGGTTTGGCGCTCATTGTAAAAAGGTGGTGGCAGCACTCCCAAGTGCCGCCACCGCGCATTGGCAGACGCAGCGCGAGGCGCACCGATCCCCCCGGATCAGTAATCGCGGCCCCTGTTCTCCTTTGCGCAAAGTGTTCATTGGTCTGCGAGGCTCACCCACGTCACGCAGTCCAGCGGGCAGAAGTAAAACTCCTGCGTGTAATTCTGGTAGCGGCTGTCGGTGCGCTTCTCTACCACCCAGCGGGCGCGGCTCTCGGCTTTGACGATGGCGGCGTGGGTCTTGGCCTTGTTCAGAATGATCCAGGCATACGGCTTGGGACGGGCGAGGTCGTAGCTGTGGCGGGAGCAGACAATAAACTTGTCGCCGTGCGGCCAGTCGGCGGCGCCGGTAAAGTCGATGCCGCGCTTCTTGACCTCAATGCGTTGCTGCAAATAGAGGTCGCCGGAATCCGCGTGCTGCTTCCATTCTCCGTGTGTCTTGCTCTTGCTGGTCGGCGTGACCACAACATGATGCCCCTTGTTTTGCAGCCAGCGGGCCGCACACCAGACGGCATCGTGCGAGGCGTCCAAATGCTTGAGGAAGGTCAAGTGGTCTGCGTGGTCGGTGTCAGTCATTGTATTGTGTTGTGTGCTGCGGGGGCACTAACGGCGAAGATTCGGCCGCTATAGGCGTCCTGCCCGTTAAGTCCGCCGCCATTGTGGGCTCCGTCTGAGAGCGTTCCGACAGTTTCTGGGTAATCGCTTGGTCGGACAAAGTTGTCTCCGTTCTGACTGAACGGGGCTTGGTTGTCATATCCGATTCCGCCACTGCGCTTAGAGCCTCGGACAAGAGTGGCGGCAGTTCTTTGCCCCGCTTCTCTGCTCGGCGCAGGATTCCGGCGCACGCTTTCTGACTCAAATAGAACCTTTGCGGCAGCGGCCCCGTCTCCAAGGTTTGCGACAACGAACACACGGCGACGGCGTTGGGCCACTCCGAACCACTGAGCGTCCAAGACTCGGTAGGCCCACCCATACCCCAATGCCCCCAGCGCCCCAAGGAAGGCTCCAAAATCCCGTCCTCCGTGACTCGACAAGACGCCGGGGACGTTTTCCCAGACAAGCCAGCGAGGCCGGAAACTTGTAGCGATCTCAAGGTATGTAAGCATGAGTCCGCCTCGCGGATCTCGGAGTCCTTGTCGCAAGCCAGCGACGCTAAATGACTGGCATGGCGTTCCTCCGACCAGAAGGTCGATTGCTCCCAATTCTTTCCATTGTTCATATTGTGTCATGTCGCCCAGATTCGGAACGTCCGGCCAATGATGGGCGAGCACGGCAGACGGAAACCTTTCCACTTCGGCAAAAGCGGCAGGCTGCCAGCCAAGCGGCTCCCACGCAACGGATGCAGCCTCAATGCCGCTGCACACCGAAAGGTAGCGTAGCGGGAACATCTCCTGTGCGGCGATGCGCTGGCCGATCCACTCCATGCACGGCACGGCCATGCTGTTGCCTAGGGCCTTGTAGCGCGGACCGTCCGGGCATTGGTCGGCTGGTTTGCCGCGCCAGGGGATGAGCGTGTGGTCGTCTTTGAAGCCCTGTAATCTTTCACATTCTCGCGGAGTGAGGCGGCGGACGGCCATGCGCTCCGCTGGATTTATGACGCCACCAGTGTGATTTATGTCGGACGCTGCCGATGAGATGGCTTGCGATGTCTCGTTGGTTGCTTGGTTGTAGCAATCGACAGCGACCACATTGATGGCATCGGCCCTCCCGCCGTTGCCCGGATTGGTCAGTGCGGGAGTAATGCCGTCCGG